TGCTTTACCATCCCCAACAACATGGATGGATTTAAGCAGCTGCTTCAAACGATTCGAAACTGCACCAAAAAGTCAGACAAAATAAAAGTAGGACTTGAGGCTACCGGACATTACAGCTACAATATTCTTGGGTTCCTTCTTGACAACGGTCTGCCAACTTATGTCATTAACCCTTTGCACACCAACCTGTACCGAAAAAGTCTCAGCCTTCGCAAAACCAAAACCGATCGTGTGGATGCAAGAACGATTGCAACTATGCTATTGTCCGATGTAGACCTCAAGTCCTACACGGATATAGCATACCATAACGAAGAGCTAAAGTCACTAACAAGATACCGATTTGATAAAGTTCAGGAACGCGCTAAACTAAAGCAATCGGTGTCCAGATTGGCTACGATTCTGTTTCCCGAATTGGAAGGGCTTGTTTCGTCTATCCATGGCACTTCAATCTACGCACTTCTCAGCGAATATCCCGGTACAAAGCAAATTTCAGAAGTCCATCTTACCAAGCTGACAAACCTTCTTACAACAGCGTCCAAAGGACGCTACGGAAAAGAGAAAGCCATCCAGATTCGAGAGGCAGCCAGAGCTTCTATTGGCTCTGTCATGCCTGCCAAATCTTTGGAATTGAAGCATACCATTAAACTCATTCAAGAACTTGCCTCCGAGATCAACGAAATCGAAGATTCTATTCAGAAAATCATAGATGAGCTCAATCCACCAATTCTCTCGATTCCCGGCATGGGAGTAAACTCCGCTGCTGTGATCCTTGCAGAAATCGGGGATTTCTCCAATTTCAGTTCTCCTGACAAAATTCTTGCTTACGCTGGCTGCTCTCCATCTACATACCAGTCCGGAAAACTCACGAACTGCTATGCTCACATGGAAAAACGTGGCTCCCGCTACCTGCGACATGCCCTTTACAACGCAACCAAGTACGTCTGCTACTGGAATCCTGTCTTTGCTGAATACCTTGCCAAAAAACGTGCCGAAGGAAAACACTACAATGTTGCCCTGTCCCATGCCATGAAGAAACTCGTTCGGTTGATTTATGCCTTACAGAAATCCGGGAAAGCATATCTTGCAGCTGCATGATTTTCTCCTGAGCCTGAGCTAATTCCAACAGAAACTTAGCTGGCGCAGCGAACCCTTAACGAACCGAAGCATTCAAATGCTATCCTGTTTGTGCGAGGGCTGGCTGGGCTTGCTTTGCTGTTTTCTCCGTCGCCCTCGCTGCTCTGATTCCAGCATTTGAATGCTGTTTGTCAGGGGCAGCGGTCGGTTGGCGGATTTTTTCATTTTGGGGCTTGACTTTTAATAGTTAGTCTCCTGAACGAATAATAGCACAAAAAGTTGCCAATGGCAAGAAAAAAGCTGAAATATCTTGACAAACTTGCTTACGGCAATTATAATAATGCTAACAGCAAGAACTTACTTGCTGAAAGGGAGGTGTACAGCCATGATGCAAAAGAATGATGTCCAAACAAGCCGAATAGTTGAACTGTTGACCACAGCAGCAAAGCTGCCAGACCCGATGCAGGCACTGGCATTAGGCTACGCAAAGGGACTGGCCGATGCCGCACAGTTGCGCCAGACGAGTTCAGCCGCCCCGGAGAAGAGCGCATGAGCCGCCGGAAGTGGTCACTGCTGATCGGGCTGATCGGATCGGTGACATTCAATGTGGGATGGTGGATCAGCTACCCGCCCATGGTGTTTGCCGGTGTGCTGCTGGCAGCGGCCGGGCTGGACCTGTGGATCGAGAGATGAAAGGAGAGAGAATGTGGACGAAAACAAAGAAAAAAGCCCGCCTGAGGCGGGCACAGAGAGCAGCGCTTATGAATGGCGCGCAAGGAAAGATGTTTACTGTAACATACCAAGATTACCAGAAGCCAGAAGTGCTGCGAACTGATTTGAATAGTCTTCCAGCAGTTTGTAGTCCTGCCTTGAAAGCTTGCACTCTAAACACTGATAGCAGCAAGCCTGCTGCAGAGCCAGAACATCGAGGCTTGACAGCTGAAGAGTCTTGAGCCGCAGTTTGACCGGAAGGGCGCGGGCGGCATTCTTCATTTCAGAGATCAAAGAAGGGTCGTCTACAGATCCGAACCATGTATCCGGTACAGTTTCGAGCGATTGCAGCGCACGAACGAGCAATGGGATGCAAAGCTGTACAACAAAGGTGACATTGAGCAGGCTTACCAGAAGGGACAGACCGTACATCTGGGAATGCTGACGGATGCGGACGGGACCCCGACAGCGGATAGCATCCTGCAGACGGTGGAAGCGGCCATGACTGACTATGACCGGGCATGGTGCGCGGACATGAAAGAGTTCTTCGACAACTACACCACGAAGCTCATCAACGAGACGAGCCTGCAGCTGGTGGGCTACCAGCGGGCAACCGTGAAAAACTACTATCCCATTGCGGTGGATAAATCGGTGCTGGCGACCCAGATCGACGGCCTGAATCTGGACGCGACCATTGAGGGACGCGGTTTCCTGAAGAACCGCGTGAAGAGCGGACAGCCCGTTTTGCTGGAAGAATGCGCAAATGTGGTGCAGCGCAGCCTGCGGGACACGGCGGCGTATGCGGGCCTGGCCGCGCCCATCCGGGACGTGCAGAAGATCCTGAACAGCGGCGTGGAGACGCGGGAAAGGCTTGCAAACCTGAAGAACGGCATCATCAAGGAACAGTGGGGCAAGGATGCGGTGAGCTACATCGATGACCTGCTGACCGACCTGCAGACTACCCAGCGCAAGCGGCCCAGCACCTTTAACAAAGTACTGGGAAACCTGCGCGGGAACTATGCAGGCGCAGTGCTGACGCTGAACCCGGGCGTTGCCATTGCGCAGGCGGCAAGCCTGCCCACAGCAGCGGCCGTACTGGGCGGCGACACCATGGCGGCAGTGGTACCCTTTGTGAAGAACCTTTCGCCCAAGGCGCGGACAGCGCTGGAAACGGAGATCAAAGAGCACGGAGACGTGCTGCTGGACTGGCGCAAGCGCGGCAGCCAGAACGGCGAGCTTGCCAGCATTGGCAAGCAGGAAACATTGGCGGAAAAGGGCATGGACAAGCTGCCGAACTGGCTGACCGGCTGGATCAACGGGATGGACGAAGTGACGGTAGCAGCCCTGTGGGAAGGCAGCAAGCGATACGTGCAGAACCACACGGCCGAGTTTGAAGGCGCGGAGGTGACAGGCAGCCCGGCCTATTGGGAAGCGGTGAACCGCACCTATCAGAAGGTGATCGAGCAGACACAGCCCAACTACACCGTGATGCAGCGGGCGGGCATTCAGCGCAACCCTAACGAACTGCTGAAGCAGCTGACCATGTTCACCACCCAACGTTTCCAGAACTACGGCATTCTGGCGGATGCCATTGGCGATTACAGGGCACAGGCGGAACGCTACCGGCAGAACCAGAGCGATGAAAACAAAGCGGAATTGCAGCGGGCAAAAACACAGCGAAACCGGGCTGTTGTGAGCCAGGCGGCACAGACGGCGGTGTTTGCGATCATGAAGATTGGCGCAGATTTCCTTTTGCACCGGTGGGACCGGGAGCAGGACGAAAACGGCGATGTGACCGTGAAGAGCATGTGGAAACGGTTTGCAAGCCTGTACACAGAAAGTTTTGCGGGAAACTTTTTGTACGGAAGTGAGTTATACAGTCTGATCGACAATGCTGTGAACGGTAAGGATTACGACGTGCTGAGTGCAGCAAGCATCAGCGTGGTGAATGATCTGGCCGGAGATGTGCAGAAGTTTTTTGCGGAGTTCCGGAAAGACACCAGTGAAATGGACGAAGAACAGCTGCAAAAGCACCACAATAAGCTGATGCAGCGCAGCATGACGCTGCTGGAGGACAGCTTTGAAGTGGCGGGTGTACCCTACGGCAATGGACGGAAGATTGTAGAAGCGGTAAAGGGCTACTATGGTGACCTTGAAAATCTTGCGCACGGAGGACAGTTCAGCTTTAATTCTGTGCCGCAAAGCGCCACCGGCCAGTATGACCGGCTGTACAACGCCTATGCCGGCGGCGACAGCGACGAAGCAAAGGCCGCAGTGGAGAAGCTGAACGCTATGGTGGAAGCGGGAACCATTGCGGAAAACAAAATGTACAGCCAGCTGAAGAGCCGCCTTGTAAAGTACGACGTGCGGGTGCGGCAGGCTGCTGAAGAGCAGAATGCAGGAAACGACCAGAAGCGGTACGAGCTGGAAAACGAGATGATCGAACAGCTGAGCGAAGTGCTGGGCCTGCCGAAGGGAAAGCGCGGGGATGTGGTGGACTGCGTGACCGGCGCGGTGAACCAGCTGGCCGAAACGCAGCTGAAGGGCGACAACGCCAGCGCGACAGATGACCTTGTGGAAGCTGTGGACAGTTGGGACGCAGGTGCTGTGCAGGAAGAATATGACAGGCTGGCGAAGGCGGGCAAGAGCGCGACGACACTTAAAAGCAAGATCACCGAGACGGCAAAGCCGGAATACCTTGCGGGCAGTGATGCAGACCGGCAGCAGATGGAAGAAATGCTGTTGGCGCTCAAGGACGCGGACGGCAAAGAGCTGTACACGGAGAAAAACTTTGCCCAGTGGGTGAAGGAGGCAGAAAAGAAAGCAGAGGAAGGACCGGAACCGGACCCGTATGCGGCAGTGAGGTAAGAAAAGAAAAATCCCCCGGCGCGATGAATTTCACGCCGTGGGATTTGTATATGTGGTTCTTTTGAAATGGAAAAGTTTGAAAAAAGTCCGCAGTGTTATTACGGACGTTTGTGTGATAGGCTGAGAAGGACGGAAGGAGGCAGCGGGATGCGGGTGAAAATTATTCGGAAAAACTTTGGCGGTGTGGAGTTTGGCCCGGAGATGCGGGTGCTGCATCTGGGCGGGCAGAGCAGCGCCAATGTGGAAAGGCTGAAGTTTGAGCTGCCGCAGGAGTGGGCCGGATGTGCCGTGACGCTGCACATCCAGCGGCAGGACGGCACACTGCCGACACCGATCCTGCTGGACGAGGAGCACAGCGCAGCAGTGGGCAAGGAATTTACCGCCAGCCCCTGCGGCAGCTGGATGCTGCTGGCTCTGGGTGAGGACGGATACCGGGCGTTGACCCGACCGGCCCGGTATGACTGCTATGAAACACTGAACACAGACGGCGATGCAGAGATCAGCCCGACGCAGTACGAGCTTTTTGTGGCGCGGGTGCTGGGATATGCGACCGGGGCACAGGAAAGCGCAAAGGAAGCGCGGAACGCGGCCGCAGCAGCAAAGCAGGACGCAGACACTGCAGCGACAGCCGGAGCGAACGCGGCAAGGGCGGCAAAAATGGCACAGGAAGCGGCAGGCAGCGCCCAAGGCGATGCGGAGCGGGCGCAGCGGGCTGCAGATCGTGCCGAGAATTTTGCGCCGCCCGAAGATGGCGCGGTGGTAAGTGTGAACGGCAGGGGCGGCGTTGTGACTCTGACGGCGGAGGATCTTGGTGCGGTGGGAGCGAACAGCGCGGGCTACGTGAAGAGCATTTCGCTGACAGACCGCACCCTGACACTGACCTTCGGCGACGGAAGCACGAAGACCATGCAGACCAAGGACACCACGGCACTGGAAAACATGACCGGCATCCTGCCCGCAGCACATGGCGGCACCGGAAAGAATACCCCGTTGACTGCGGACGACGTGGGTGCGGTGGAAAAGGGAAGCGGTGACTACCTGAAGAGTGCAGAGCTGCAAAACGGAGAACTGGTGCTGACCTTTGGCAGCGGCGACACCGTGCACTACACCCTCCCCGCCGCCACCACCACCACGCTGGGCGGTGTCAAGCTGAGTGACGACTTCACGGCAGATGCAGACGGCACGCTGCATCTGGCGGGCGGTACTGCCCCGGACCCTTACCCCGTGGGCAGCATCTACCAGAGCACCGCACGTACAAGCCCTGCCGCACTGTTCGGCGGTACATGGCAGGAGATTGCGCAGAACCGGGTACTGATGGGTGCTGGCAGCGGCCACGCAGCGGGCACCACCGTGGAGGCCGGACTGCCGAACATCACAGGCTCTTTTGTCGCGGATGTAAAAAAGGGTGAACATAAGGTATCCGGCGCATTCACTGCCGGCAGCGAGATCGCAACTACGGGCGAATACAATAACTTTTCTGATGTATATAAGTTCAGTCTGGATGCGTCCAAGTCTAATGCCATCTACGGCCGCAGCGCCACCGTGCAGCCTGCCGCCTACTATGTGCACATCTGGCGGCGCGTGGCCTGAGAAAGGAGGTTTTGAGCGATGATCCCTGTGACATTTGACACTGTGGCAACATTGCAGTTTGGCAGTGAGGGTCACCCGACCAGTCTGCACTTTGCCATCCCGGAAGAGTGGAAAACCTGCAAAATCAGACTCCACCT